GCCACCTAGGAATTTTCCTATTGAATATATGAAGAATCAGAATAGTTATCTTCCCGGAAAGATAGATCTCGAACAGGCTGTGGGTCCGGGCAATTATTTAGCATCATATTTTACGGTGGAACCATCAGATTATCCTGAAGAATTTAGAGATGATAGATCATACACCAAAGAATTGTTTACTACGTTCACGTATAACAAATCTAGTGGCTTCTACGAGACTCTTTTCAGGGGAGCTAAGATTATTCTTAAAAAAAGGTCAAATCTCTCTAATAGCGTCGCAGATTCGTTGGATAAATATATTCCGAAATATAGAAATTATGAGGATTATAAATTTGCTGCGATATTAAGACCAATATCGGAGGATGATGATAATATACAGGATCCTGTTAAATATAGAATAATAGAAAATCAGAGCCAAAGATTTATAAATCTCTGGGAGTTGGTTACACAGGTGGAACCGGTGGTGATCCAATTTTGGATTATACTCTACTTTACTCAGTTAATAATAAGGAGAAATTGGTGTATCCTATGGTTGGCGGTTCTAGATTATATGAAATATCTGATATTAAATTAAGTTCAGCATTGGATCTTTCTGTTGGTTCCGGCTCGGTTGTTAATACAACAACGGGAGGAAGAATAAATATAATCCCAAGTTCGACATATGACACAGATTTAAGGGAAGAAATACATACATTCTATAGTGAAAATTCATCAGACGCTACTGTGGGTCCATCGGCTACGGGACCTGCTAGCTTTTATATTACCAAATTTACTCCGTATGTAACATATCCTTGGCCGATTGGAGTTGGTCCAAATTATTTAGATTTTGCTAAAATAGTTCCTCCACAGACTCCTATTTTTGGTTCGGACCCTCCATATAAACCTGAGTATAGCTTTACTGTGGGCTTCTCTGCTGTTGATCCTGTTATAATACCTGTTGGTCCTCAGTCAATATACAGGAATAAACCAGTTTTTCAGAAAGCAGGTGGGTTTAGTTATTATAGTTCAATATTGCAGAGAATATCCCTTTCTGGTATTTCTACCAGAATAAATTCTGGATCATCATATATTCAATATGAAACACACAAGGACAGCGGTATTATTTATAATGATTTTGAATTACGCATGGATAAACCATCAAGAATAGTAAAATCTAAAGGTTCCAAATCAAGTAAATATTACGGAGGTCCGCAAACTCTAGGAGAATCGGTTCCTACCGCATATACTATACAATCCAATTTGAATCTGCCATCAACTCTTCTTAGATATTCTGGTGGATATGAGCCTATCTTTAGAAAAATAATACATTTCGATAGGGATAAATCAGATACAATATCACAGGTTTCCTATGATCCGTCTTTTTTTGATTTATCTTTCAGAAATTGTAACTTTGCACCGGATAAGAGATACTTTGGTATATCTAGAAATCTTTCCTTTACTAAGGTTGCAAACGATCAGAATATATTATCATTGAGTCAGAACCTACCGGAAGGTCCAGTTTATCCACTTGTTGGACAATCTCCGATATGGAGAAAGGATTTTAATGTTTTCTCTTCCTCCTGGGATCCTGGGTATTATGAAAGATTCACAGGTCCAACCGTGTATGAGAGAGTTGCTGGAACCAGGTCAATGAAGGAATATAAAGGATTTCTAGGATCAAAAATAATGAAAACCCCGGATTCTTTAGAGTTTGATAATTATATAACTCTTGAGATAGTTAGAAATGGATCAGGTTATGGTACATCCGACGTTGCACTTATAAATTCACAGATAGACTCATATATAAAACCTGTTCAATATATAGATACTACAAATTCTGGAACCGGAATAGGAAGACCTGATCCATATTCATCGGGGGTAGATTATGATAAGCTAGATCTAAATCTTTTTCCTAATGCTGAATTAGTTTGGCAGTATTTTCCTGATATAAATAAGGTCAGAGGTATAATAAGATTAGATAGGATGCTTACTAGATACCTAATTAACGACGGAATAAAACAAATTTTTATAGATAATATTATATCAGAATTTGGTGTTGGCAATCCTGATTCCATAGACGATGATGTTACCGATTATATAATGAATAATGTTTCACCGTTATATATGGGAGAAAATATGGATCTATATAGCAAAAAGGAGGCAGTCAATAATGCGCAACAAATTAATAATGTTTTATTAGTTAGAGGTGACATAACAACATCATCCAAATACGAGGATGAGTATTATCAGGAGTCTGATTTTAGATTAACAAAATCAAGTAATCTAATATATACATTCGAATATAATCTTGATAATAATTATCTATATTCATTAATATTTAATCTAGCAATAACTAAAATATAATTATGCCAGTAACCAATATAAGATTTATAAATTATAGCGACGGCCAGAATCTTGCTATAGATAAGATTAATAACAATTTTGACGAAATTGTCGAGTCTCATGGGGGATCAGTTGGTGAGACTGGACCAAGTGGGGATAGAGGAGCAATTGGAAGTAATGGGCCAATTGGTTCAACTGGTAATGATGGACCTAGAGGAACAAGATGGTTTATACAGGATTTAGCTCCATCTTCACCTTTTGGATCAGGTAATTCCGTTGTTTACGGGGATTATTGGGTAAATAATACAGATAGCCAAATCTATCAATTTGGTCCATCCGGATGGATCGATAGTGGGTATAGCTTATCGTCTTCAGGTAACATATTCAATGACGTAGATTCATATTTTACCAACGGGGGAACTGGAATTTCTGTTAAATTTGATCAACCAACCCCAGAAAATTGTACTTTTATAATTTCTGATAGGTCTCCAGAGTCTGGTATAATAAATGAAAAATTAGCAAAATTCTTAATATCAACTGATAGTGCTGGGGACCCTTCTGCGCTTCTTGAATTTATGAAAAGTGATATCATATTGGCTAACCCTGGTAATTATGCATTACACCCAACTTTTTCTTGGTCCAGTTCGGCACCAACCGACAATGGTTTAAAGTTTGATGTTCCCGGTGGCTCACTACTAGTAGGTGCATCTGGTGGTTTTTCTTCCAGCTCCCAAAATTTCGATGTTTCTACTGGATCGGGAATTGATATAAATTATGGGGCTACTTCAGGATCCGGTATATCTGCTACTGGTGGAATTAAAATGCAGTCATTAACCCCAGCTATTGGCGATTTTAATATACTTAGTGATAATATAAGCATAACGGGTGGCCATGCATCATTTAAAAGTACTGTTGATGTAAATGGAGATCCAACTGGAAACCTTCCTTCGGTGGATATTAATTTTGGCGGTACTGCAGGGTTAAGGACACAAAGAACCGCTGACACATTTAATACGATATCAAAAAATGTTTATAACGTTTCTCTTGAAACAGCAACTGATAGAGAATTCTATATAAACACAAAGGGTAAAATAAGAACAAAAAAAATTAAAAGTGGAGTAACATATCAAAGTTATCAAAGTCCCACATTTCAGAACTCTGGAGGCCTTCCTGATGGTTCAGGTTCACAATGGTATTTCATATCCAGACCTGGAGGACCAGTTCAATCTTCTGTTATTAGAAATGGTAACACTTTCATAATATCTTTAGGATCAGGATATAACGGAAGGGGAATTGGTTTATTTAGTGATCCATCATCATCCCTATGGGGTCCAGGAGGAATTGAAAATGGACAATCCATAGATATAAGTGTATATGCTAGTCCTGACATACCGATTTATAACGGCATGTATAATAGCGGTAATAATACTTTATTTACTAAGATTGGAGTTGGTACAACATCGGGTGTGGTTTTAAAGGTAGATATGAGTAACAATCCAGCTACTTCTGTGGATTTCACAATAATTAAAGGAGCAACTGGAAGTACCACAACAGTTTATTATAGGGCTTATGGTCAATTTGGACCAACTGGAGGATCTTCTGGAGGATCTTTCACAGTTTGATATATAGTCTAAGATAATTAAACTGTATAGATGGCTCTCATAAAACTATTAAGAATAGAGGACGGTGATTCTCAAAAAAATCTAACTGATAAGCTAAATTACAACTTTGAAAGATTGGTTTCCTTTGGTGGAGGTCCATATGGTAGGGTTGGACCAAAAGGACCACCTGGACCAAAAGGACCACCTGGACCGGTTGGGTCATATGGCAATTCGGGTATCAGAGGAACCATATGGACCGTTGGTGTTTGCCAGCCATCAATATCATCTTCCATAGATGGAGACTATTGGCTTGATGTAAATGACGAAAATCTTGTTTATCAATTTTCATCAAATTCCGGGTGGAATTACTACGGATTTAATATAAAATCAACCGACTTGTTTGACGTTTTTGGTCCATTATCAACTTTAAACGGAATAAGTGCGTTTAAGGGGTATTTTATATCATCACAAACACCAATTAGCTGTACTGTTGTTATAAGTGATACTGATCTATCCAGTGGTTCACCAGGTTCGGAAAATTCCTATGCAAATCCTCAGTATTCCAAATTCGTAATTGCGACAGACAGTCTCAATACATCTAAGAATCTTCTGGAGTTTAGCAAGGGTGATTATGCAGGTGATGCGAATTTCACTGCAAGAACTCCTAGAATTCTTTGGAATCCTGGACCAACCGCGGAAAGAGGACCCTATGGTTTATTATGGAAGAATGATTATCTTAACATAAATCTAAGAGGAACCGGGACATCAAATGGATATTTCTCTATAAAATCTAACACCGGTAGATTCTTAATAAATTCGATTGGTTTCAATTATCTTTCATCATCCCCAAATGTGGTAAGTTTTACCTCCAAGGAAAATATAATTTTTGATCTTGGAACAGGTAAAGCCCTATTTTCAACCAGAAACGTAGCATGGAATGTTAATAGATTTTATCTAAATACCTCATTAAACGTAACAACAAGATCATCGGAGAGTCGATATGCTTTGGATTTGATCTCGAGCGATACAAATTCTGGTAATCTTAGATATGTCTACAATTCACCCGGTGTCAGAGATACGGTTCTTATGAATGTATATCAAAACTCACCATATTATCAGCTATTTACTGTTACCGGTGATGGTGTAACATATATGGATAAGATTGTTAAACCAGTTCAGGTACCTCAACAATTAACACAGAGTGGAAGTAGTTCAACATCAGTAGGTACAGTTAATTGGGTTTCAATTGTGCCATCCATAACATCGACCGGATTTATTAATGGATGCTTTTATGTTAATAATGGTGCTGATTATATAATAGGAAAATCCCCGTCTGCATCCCCTGGAAATAGAGGAATATCCATATTCACCCCATCTACCGGTGGTTATCTTGGTGGTGAAAATGGTGGATGGTTAAATATTTTGGATAATTACGAGGCTATAAGTTTTACTGTTAGAAGTGATAATCCAGGAGCAACGGGAAGTTGCTTTAAATATATAGGCTTAAATACTGATTACCTGGAACAAACCCCTCCTTCAACACTAGGATATCAATCTGAAGTGATATTAAATGGGTATGCAGCAAATATTGATATAACCTTAATAAATATGACCGGATCTGGAGGTACGTCTATTGCTAATAGATGGTTCAGAGTTTATTATTCAGCATGGGGAGGAACTTTAAACGCACCACAATGTGGGGTTATATCAACTTATAATTCAATAGCAAATTAATAAAAAAGATGCATTTTAATACTAAATACATATTTAAGGGTGACACCGAGAAGGAGATAATAGGAAAAATCAATTATAATTTTGATCAGATTCTATCTTTTGCGATAGGACCTGATGGACATCCTGGTCCTAGAGGTGCAACTGGCATATATGGACCTGCAGGTAAAAGAGGAGCAATGGGTAATACTGGATCCAGAGCTTCCCAGTGGTATAAACAACCAACCGAACCAATCAGATTTATAAATGATGTTTGGATAGATAACTCGGTAAGTGATGGTGATATAAAAATTTATGATGGCTTAAATTGGGTTAATACTGGTTATTCTTTTTTAAATTCCAGATATTTCCAATCCTATTCAAATATACTGGGACCTGGTGGTATAAATGACAAGTCCGTCATAGGATTCAAGAATCCTGGTGGTATAACAGGTGCATCTAATACTTCACTTCTGATAAATGATATTGATCTTATCCCTTCACAATCAAATCCTAATAATTCCAAGGTTTTGGTTTCAACGTTGGATCAGGTTGATAGACCAGTGATGGCATTTTCCAAAAATGGAGCAATTTCTGGTGATGTCCCATCATTCTATTGGAATTCAACTGGTAATAATCCAGGATTAAAATTCGATAGTGGTGGATCATTCTATATAACAGCCAATGATGATTTTCTAATAGATAGTGGTCTTGCTAGAACTATTATTTCATCGGATTATTGCACATTTAGAAACAATCAGGGGGATTTTAGAATTTATGGAAATGGAGATTTTGTATTTTCTAGTAATGTAAGTATTGGAGTTGGCGGTATTCTGGATGTAGCAACAGGGAATCTTCGGATAAATGGTAGTTCATTTAATCACACGGGAGGTGTAACCATAACTTCCCCTCTAACATCAACGTACATATTGACTTCAAATCCTACCTCACCCTCATACGAGAATGGAATATCAATTAGAACAACCTCTAATGCAATAAGAACATTTGAATTTAATGATTATACAGGAAATCCAGTTTTATATGGAAAGCCGTCGGGATCTGTTTCCAGTGGAAATATGGCTCAGACAGTTTTTGGTACAAGTGGAGGATTTACAGGCGGAACTGGTGGACCTTTTTCTTATCACGTTAGAAAAGTAAATGAGGTAAGACAACCAACAACGAGTCTGAGCGCCAGAAAATATAGAACATCTCTTGCACCCGAAACTCTAAGGGATGTTTTTGATATTTCCTCAAATACGGTTTGGGAGAATGATATGATAATTGCAACACCAACCGCTTATAGTAGCGCTTCTGATGATACTATAGGTAGTTATAAAGTTGGTGCTGTTGATATGAGTCTTGATTATTTATCAGCGTTAAATATATTTGGTAGTGGATTTTCAAATTCTCTAACGGGTAATGATCGTTTTAATGCTGTTGTAAATGGCGCGGTACAAACAAACGATGGAAGTATGATATTCGTTGGTAATTTTAAATATTATAATGGTGTTCCTGTCGGGATAAATCCAACGGCTAATCTAGGTATATGTAAGGTTAACCAAACGGGAGAGATGGATTTGGAATTCAGAGGATACCTTGCACAATTGAATGTGCGTTACGTCAACTCTGTTAATGGTATACTTTATGATGGTAACAATGATAGAATTTTTGTATATGGAAACTTTGCATGGAGAAGTGTGATTACTTCACCCGGATTAAATCGATATGGAATCGTTTGTCTGGATTCACTATTTGGTACGGAAGACTTTAATTTTAGCGCTAATCAAAGGTCTGGATTTTCTGCGAATTCAACGGTATTTAATGCTATATATGATGATGATAGTTCTATATATGCTGTTGGTACCTTTACCACATATGAAGAGATGCCTAGTACTACAAGAATTAGAAATAAAATTATAAAAATTCATGCGAGAGGAAGTAATATAGGTAAATGTGTAAGTACATTCCCGTCATTAACCCCTACCGCTAATGGACCGGGTTTTGTTGGACCCAATCATCAACCATATTGTTTGTGTTTCGGAAATACTGGTGATTTGATGGTTGGAGGTACTTTCACGGCATATAGGAATACCACAGGTGCTACAGATTTCCCAATCAAACACATGATAGAGATAGATTCAACTACAGGACTTAAGATTACTACAATTGGATTTTCCACCGTTACGTATTCCCTCACAAGCCTAGCTGAATTTGCTTTCATGACAGTAGGATTTAATTTTGCCACAGGCAGTTATTGGGCTGGCGGTAATTTTATTGAGATAAATGGTGGCTTTTTTAGAAGGATTGTTACTTTTTATGATAATACTTCGAGTGGAGGACATCAGTTATCGCCATTTGCTAATACCAATTTTAGAGATGCTAATGGATTTAATGATACAGTTTATGATATTTATAGCCCAATTACTCCTCCTGGTTTTGCAAATAAGGTGTATGTTGGTGGAAGGTTTAGTAGATATAAGGGAATCACCTGTCCAGGTATTATAAGACTTAATACGGACGGAAGTATAGATTCTACTGCTTCGATATACCATAATATAATCGGGCCAGAGACAATTGTACCATCATATAAATACTCCGTTGGTCTTGTTAAAAAAATATATGGATTTAACATATCAAGTAACTATACCATTACTTATGTTGGTGGATTTTTAAATTCCGTATTTCCTGACCCACTGTCAGCTGGAGCTGTTTATCTAAAAGTTCCATCATCATTATCACGTGATTATATTCCAGTTTATACTGACGGTACAACAACAAACTACAGGGTGTTTCTCAATGATCGCTCAGATAACCCAAAACTTCGCTATATAAGAGGACTTGTTTTTGATACAGGACTGCCGACAGCAGTGACCTCCTATATTAATTTCTCAACCGGCGAGATCCTTTCTTCTGGTGGAACTATTACTAATACCTCAACTGGAGCAACTGGTTGTCAGTATGTGGATCTTATGTGGGTTTCTAAAACAAGCACTGCAAATATTGGAAGCCCAAGGCTTTTCTATAAAACCTGTGATGGATATGGTGGTTATGTTGACTTTGGCGCTAACGGACTTCCTACTGCTTCAATCCTACCTACAATAACTGCAGGTCAGAGTCCGACCGTTACTTGGCAGTTTGGAAAAGATCAAACTGGATCTTGTAGTATATTCAAAAATGGGACAGGAACTACAAATCGACTTATTGATAGAACAACCTCAGGAAGTGGAACCTTGCCTTATTCGGTGGGTGATAGAATATTTGCTTCAGTTTCATCGGGCGGTAATAGCGGAGTTTTCGTTGGTGCTTCTGCTGAGTTGAGAATAATAAGAACCTCACTTTCCACTGGGCAGGAAGTAGTTGCGTTTGCTCAGACTCTATATGGAGCTAATGTAACATCGAATAACTTCGCTAACCCTACGCCTGTTGTAGTAGCTTCAGGATTTAGTTATCTGATAGATTGTTCTACCGTATCAGAAAATAGTGGATTAGTTAATAGCGATATCCAAGGTTAATGTCATCGAATAAAATTTTTGATATATAATAAAAATATAAACTATGAAAGACCTAACAGATCAGGAAAAAGAGAGATTATTAAGATTATCTAAAAAATTCATAAAGGTTCATCAGGACATCTTCAAAATAGAAGACACGATGAGATTAATGAATGAAAAATCGGGTAAATTAATTAATGAATTGGAGAAATGTAGAAACTCTGAGAAAGATTTCATAAAAGACTTAACGCAAAAATATGGTAACGGGACTTTAGATCCACTTACGCTAACCTGGAAAAAAGAGACTATAGATGGAAACACCTGAAAAATCGACTAACCTGCAGTTTAAATTCGCTGATAAATTTGACCTTAAAACCATCCTGATAATCATACTCCTTCTTATGAGTATGGTATTTGGTTCTATGTGGTTTTTCGGCGGAAGCGACGTTTCGAAGGAGAAAATTAAACAACTGGAAACAGAATTTAAAAAGCTTGAAAAAGATAAAGTTGCCGCTGATTCAGAGATTGCTGATTGGAAAAGTAAATACGAGGATGCCGACAAGAGGGATAAACAGCTAGAGCTTGAGGTATCTAGACTAAAGTCTGCTACCAAAGCAGCTGAGGATAAAGCTAAAAAATCCAAACATGATTTGGATAAACTTCAATCCGGAATTTCGGAGAATAGAAGGGAGATAGAGTATCTTAAGAAAAATCCACCAAGTTTGAGTGACAATGAGCTTTTAGAGGCTCTAATTAAAAAAATGAATTAAAATAAAAATGAGAAGTTTTTTTACAATTTTGATGACCCTAGTTTTGACTAGTGTGTTTTCCCAAGTAACCCCTGAAATTAAGTACCCTAGATTTGAGACTGATTCTCTTGGGAAGAAAGTTATAGTGATGACTATACCACAGGCAATGAAGCTTAATAATAATTCCGATCTATTGGAGAAATTCGAAGCTCAGGATATAAAGATGAAGGAATACGAGAACTTGTGTGTTAAGGTTATATCGGAAAAGGACGTCGTAATTGCTAAATTGAATTTAACCGTGAGTAAACAAGAGGGTCAATTATTAGTTAAGGATGAAAAAATAGAGTCCCTTCAGGGTGAAATACTTGGGTGGATGAAAAGAAATAGCATTCTCGAAAAACAATTGGCTAATAGACAAGATGTAATAGACGAGAAGGATAAGCAATTAGGAAAATTGAAAACCAAGATGATTATTGGTGGAGGTCTTGGTTCATTAGCTATAATTGGTCTTATTCTGACATCTGTTGGTGTTATTAACTAATTCGTAAAAAAGTATAAAACAAAAATGGCATTTAGCACATCTTCTAAGTTCGTTCAGATAACTCCATATTTACTTATGGAATACATGTATGCGGATCAACCACAACCGGAAACATATTTTGTTAATACCGGTCCATCAACGGTTGGTTACGATAAACTTATAAATGGATTTAGATCTGGTGAGGTTCAAATATTCAACCCTAATGGGGATTATTTCATAACTCATAATACCACACAGAACAGTGTCGTTAGAATAAGCGAAAACTCTTTTGTTACTCTTGATTCTAATCTCATTATACCTTTTAATGATTATACAGACGAATTAACAAATACTGTCAATTTGCCCATAGATTTCCCATCCAATCTTTTGGTTGTTTATGATACTGTTAGATATCACATAAGAGCAGGTTATAATCTTGGAAATATTGATGGTCTTATAATGTCGATAGAATATGCTGATGTCGATAATACTCCAGTAACTGTTTCTCAAATTCTTATAAAGAAAGGAACAAGCGATGATTATAATCTTAATCCTAGTCCTGTTACCATAGGTTCAAATATTTATGATAAGTACATAGAGATAAAGATTCCTAATCTTAGGGATATGAATAATAAATATCAAGCTTCATCCTCAGTATTTAAGCCACAGACTCTAGCTGGACTTATAAGTCATAGTGGGTTTGGGTTCATCTATAATTCACCAATTAGAATATCTGCTTGGCAGGTTCAAAGCACAGTTGATTATGCTGGGTATGCTAGATATGAATCATCCAAGATAGCTACACTTTCACTAGAACAGGAGGATCAGTTTGCTAATATAGGTGCAACAATAAGACCTTCCGATAGGGGGGAATTTTTTGAATTCTATGCAACTGATAATGAGGGGTTTATTGAGGATTTTATATTATTCCAAAACTCCCTTGGTAATTCGTATTATATCGGTCACCAAATAGAGATTCTTGAGCAGATTGGTGCATCACTAATAAGAACATCTCATTTTGATTCTATTCAGACAACAGCTTATGACTCACCAAATTATTACAGACCCATAGTTAGAAATGCATCTGTTGCTGCTAGTTTTACCCTTAGATACACAATGACGCTAATAAATAGTGTGGATCAGAGTAGAACGATAAGGATATCCTCATATACATCATCTAGCCCAGCAGAATGGGGCTTAAAGATAAAACCAATACAACTAAGTAATTTTCCGCAGGTTCAGAAGATATACAACAGAATATATTCACAACCAACAATAAACATGAGTAGCAATAATCCTACACCAAGGGAAATAGTGAAATATACGAATGTTTTTATAAATCAGAATTATGTTACTGCTTCGGTGAACAGTCTTAACTTTAGTAATAATTCATTAAGAATAGATACTGGTGCATCGACAACTATTGCGATGGGGAGCGGAAAATTAACCATAGCTATTTCTCCCTTTGATACTTATTTAAAGTTCAAATTCATTAAGAGCGGTCCATCAGATGACCCTGTCTCAGTGGATCTCACAAGTTCCGGTGAATTTAATATATCTTTTATAGATCTTAGTGGTGGTAAAATACAGATTCCTTCACTTAAAGATAACACGATAGCAAATCCAGCATTAGGTGAAATTGCATTCAAGATTGATGAATCCGCAGCTACTAGAATTCTACAGATAAACGATAGAAGATTCTTTATAACTAATGGTGTTTCTATAAATCAAACCACTCTTTCTGCTGCTGATAAAAGTACAATTACGGTTAATGCAGGTACAACCAATAACGTTTTGGAGAAATCTATAGAGTCTGTAATTTCTGATAGAAGAGATGCAAGTAATGCAATAAGTGGAGCAAATAATTTCACTAATACCGCTGCTAATAATAATATACTAACCCCCGTTAATAACTCAAATTCTGTTATGTATTGGGGATACTGGAAAAAGAATGGTGAGGAAGATTTTTCTACTGGAGTTACCGGATCAACAAGTGTCCCTGTTTCTGCTGGATCTACTGGATCAACAGGAGCACCAATAACCGAGCAGGTTAATGCACCTAGTCCGTCTATAAAATCGATACTTCCTGCTTCTCCTGGAGCTTCTGGAACCGTTGGTGTACAAACCCCTGCAGTTGCTTCAACAAATCAGGTATTATTAGGTTCTGCTAAAATAGCTGCTATAAGTGCAGAAATGAGAGGTTATAAAGCTATTGGATGGGCAGATAGAACTATTGTTAGTTATTTCCTTAGACCTGGTAAACCTGGAAGAATTAAGTATCCTAACATCACTAAGGATGATGTAATTAAAGCAGGTAAGGGAATATTAGCACCTGCAACAATTAGAAAATTAAGGGGAGGTTCTTTCGGAAACCTTAACTTACTAGGACTCTAAATCAAATAATTTGTTATGTTATTAAACCCAAAAGGTAATAGTTTTTATTTTGTTTTTCCTAGAGGATTTTTTCCTCCTAAGGTAGTGGATAAATATTTACCATATATTAAGAAACAACCAATACCGTTTGATAATATAAATGACTATATGAATAGTACTATACAAACGATAGGATTTCCTAATATGACTATAGACTCAGTAGAGCAGATCAGAAATCTTGGAAAAAAGATATCATATAAAAGCTCAACTAACGTCCAGGATTTATTTTCTCATGATTTTAGTATTGGATTTAAAAATGTTGATGGTTTCATAAACTATTTTATTATGCTGGATACAATATTGAATTTTCTTAATTTTAAAAATGATCAGTTAAGATTACCTGATTTGCCCCTAAGAATAATGGACAATGAAGGTAATATAGTAACTTCTGTAACATTTAAGGAAGTAATATTAACATCATATTCCGAGTTACAATTAAGTTATGCATCAAACACAAATCAATTTACCCCATTTACACTTGGTTTCAAATGTAACTATCTTGATATAGTTCTGGAAGCAAAGTAGATATATACTTAAACAAACAAATTAAAATGAAAACATTCTCCGATTTAAAAGAATTAAATGAAGCAAAATATGGTCAACCGCTATATGGTGAGAAAGATCATATGAAAAATCTACTTATCGCAGCTTGTGGTAACGATAGAAGAGTCCTTGACGATATTATAGATTGTCTTACTGAGGAGCAAGTTAAGACCTGTTTCGGTAAATTATCTAAAGTTTATGGAACAACAAATTCGGTTGGACAAAAACAGGATATTAACCAGTAACAAATAATTATATGAATTTACGTTGCGTTGGCATCGACTTTTCTCTGAACTCCCCCGCATTCTGCTGTTTCAAGAATAATAGATATATATGGGGATCAGTTTCAAGATCGGACAGAACGTTTGAATCTTTATTAAAGAATAAGAAAAAACCATATTTTATACTTGATTCTGATGATAGCTTTGTTATAAAGGTATTAAAAAAACAAGAATTTACCACAGAATATTCTGCTAGGGAAAGAGAAAAAATGGATTACTTCTTAGAAGTTGTTGAAGTTCTTTGGAGTTCTATATTAGAAGTTATGGGCGATGAACCATTCCACGTAGCAATGGAGGGTCTAAGTTTTTCGTCTAATGGCAACTCACTTGTAGATATATCTATGGCGACAGCCTTACTGAGAGAAAGAATAATGGATAGAATTGGAAGTGAAAACTTTTATGTTTTTTCACCAACAACTTTAAAAAAATTCGCAGTAAAGGGTAACGCAAAAAAGGATGAATTATATCACTCCTTATATAATTTAAGAGAGGATGAAACAAACTTAAATGTATTCTGTAAGATATTAGAAGAGAATAAAACAGAATGGATAACACCAGCTAAGGCAATAAATAAGCCGATAGATGACGTTGTCGATTCAACTTGGGTCAATTTGTATTTAAAAGAGGAATTAAGAGGAAATAATGAGGTTATTAAAGGAAAATCAAAAAGTAAAAAAACTACAAAGAAATTGGGGTAATGTCCTATTGGCTCTGTCTGAGTCTTCCCAATTCATAGAACACGCAATCAATATTTTATCATATACAATTTGACACTAGGTAATAATTATCTGGTGTATTTTTGCTGTTTGATATTCACCATAAAAATAAAAAAATGTAATATTATAAGATTAGAGGAAACAAAAGTAAAAACAAAAGTAAAATTTAAAGAATTAAAAACAAATTAAAAAACAAATTAAAAAAATTAAGAAAGATGAGTAATTTAGACATTTTCAATTTGGATGCAGAGGCATTCGTAACAAAAGTTCCAACAACAGGAGGAGACAAAGATGATTTTTATAAACCATATCCAGAGGATGGTAAAGATGGTGTATATAAATCATTGATTAGATTCTTACCAAATCCGGAGAATCCAGCAAAATCAAAAATCCATAAATATTATGTATATTTAAAAGATCCAGTAAGTGGTGACGGGTTTTCTGCAGATTGTCCTTCAACTGTTGGTAAAAAATCGGTATTAAAGGATTTATTCTGGAAACTTAAGAATTCACATTCTGCTGCTGATCAGGAGTTATCTAAAAACTTCGCAAGGAAGGAGGATTTCTATTCTTTAGTTCAAATCGTACAAGATAAGAATAGACCAGAATTAGAAGGGAAGATTATGATCTTCAAGTTTGGTAAAAAGCTTAACGATATGATCGAGGCTCAATTGCAACCTGAATATGGTGCTCCCTGCAATCCTTTCGATCTTTTTGAAGGAAGAGAATTTTCGGTAAGTGTAAGAAAAGTTGGCGAGTGGAATAACTATGACCTTTGCTCTTTCGTTGGTGAAAAAACATCAATCAAGGTTAATGGTAAAGGTATGGAGAAAAACCAAAAGGACATGGAGGTTATTCTTGCTTATTTAAACGAAGGACCTAAGAATCTAACAAGCTTTGATTATAAGGATTGGGATGACGATCTTACTGAGAAAGTTATGGGGGTTATCAGAAACAGCGTTCCAGAGCAAAGAGTTCTTAACGAAATCTTAGGTGGTGCTGCTTCAGCTCCTTCCAGACCAGCTCCTCAATCAGCACCTGCTAGACAACCCGCTCCAGAAACAAGTAATGCTGCTAACGATCTATATGATGAAGTTAGTAACACTAAAGTAAGTGGGTATGCAAATACCGCTGCTTCAGCTACTAGCGCTCCTAGTTCAACAAATTCATTAGAGGATCTTTATAACGACCTATAATAATTAGAAATAAAGGGACATCTCCTTAGACGAGTTGTCCCTTTTTATTTTGTAAAGATGCAACTAGATAAAATCGAAAGAGCAGTAAGGGACGTTCTAGCAAAGGAATTTTCTAGAGATCCAAATAAACAGATAGTTTATAAAGCGGGGAATCGTTTGAATTTCTCGTGTCCTTATTGTGGAGACTCGAATGATGCTAGAAAGAAAAGAGGTAATTTCTACATGGATACTATGGCATACAAATGTTATAATGGTGGATGTGGAATTTACAAGGATTCAATTTCGTTCTTTAAGGATTTTTCCCTCTATTCAAGATTTAGTGGGGAGGAGCGTGAGGAATTAAGGTCCATAATAGATACAAATAAAACAAAAAGAAGATCAGCCATAGGAAAGATAGACATAACTTATTTCTTTGATAACGATATAAGTGATCTATTAATATCTAGAGCGGATTTCATTAAAAAACTTAGATTGCAGGAAGTCTTCGGATCTTCTATACATAGGTATATTACTAGGAGACACCAAAAGCCAGATATGAAATTTGCTTGGGATCCAAGAAAGGAAAGACTCTTTCTGTTCAATCTAACTCCTGATGAGAAAATAATCGGGCTTCAGGTTAGAAATATGAACTCCATAAAAGGAAGTTCTAAATATTTAACCTATAAGCTCAGTGGAATATACGAGAAGTTACTTAATATTACTGACGAATCCATTTTGGATAGAGCGAGGGATGTCGATCCAATATCAAATGTTTTCGGTATCGGTAATCTTGACTTCTCTCACGAAATAACAGTTTTCGAAGGACCAATGGATTCTTTCTTTTGGCCAAATTCTGTTGGTTTATGTTCGCTTGAGAACAGATTTCCTTTTGATGTCGAAAACAAAAAATACTTCTATGACTGGGATAAAGCAGGAATAGGAAAAAGCATGGATCTTTTAAGTAAGGGAGAGACCGTTTTTAACTGGGGTAAATTTCTCGAGGAGAACGGTATAACCAAGAATAGAAAATGGGATCTTAATGATCTTGTTATACACTTAAGAGCAATTGGAAAAAAGGTTAAAAGGATGGATAACTATTTTACGAATGATATACTTGACCTCAGATATTTTATCAATGACTAAGATTGATCAGCAAAATTTAATAGACAATTGGGAGAATGAGATAACTAGAAATCAGAAATCTAAGATAAAATTTCCTATAATAGTTTCTGGTGACGATTCTTTGAATATTGATATAGATTTTGAGGAGCCTAAAATAAATGAACCAGTTGAAAAAAAGATCGTAGAAAATAAAAATGAAATTAAAGTTTTAGATCTACCCAAAAAGAGAGGATCTAAAAACAAACCAAAACTATTTTAATATGTCTGAGCAAAAAACAGATTTCGGGAAGGTTTTCGAAACCGAAAGGGAGGAATGGAAAGAAAAAATACAGGTTCTTTCATTGAACATGAAGGATATAAAAACCTTAGCAAAAGCTCAAGTTGACATGTTCAGCTACAGGCAAGTACTTTTGGAGTATAGCTATAAGCTAGCTGGAATAGTTTCCAAGCTGAGCTCCAAATACAAGTCCGACAAAGCAAGAAAGATGAGGGAGTATTCGGAACAAATGAATGTTAGATACGGAGCAACTGAAAAGATGTTGCTGATAGAAGGTGATCTGGTTGAAATATCGGAAAAAATGGAATTGGTGGAGAATCATCGTAAGTTTATAGACCAGACCATACAAACAGTGGATCATATGCTTTATGGCGTTCGTCAGAGAATAGCTCTGGAGGACTACCTAAGAGGTTCCACGGTAAAATAAAATTATAGAATGTTAAAATTTAGAGTAACTGATGATCATCAATGGATGCTTCTCTTGGAAGCACTTGATGAGGTTGAGAAAAAGCAAGTCGAGATCTCGCTGACTCAAAAAATACATAATCATTTTTTCCATCCTCTAGTCAAGAAAAAGATTTGGGATGGATCTATATGTTTCATAGAGAAGAGAGGTGGATTCTGGAAAGTTCCAATAGGTCTCTGGAGGGAATTATTGGATATCGGCGAGAAATACAGAATTGATATAAAAATAGAAGGATTAAACAGCGTCGTAACTGACGACGTTAAGCTTGATGAATTTACTCAGTGGGTTAATGAATTTTTCGAGGGGGGTATAGGTGGTAATCCAGATAAGATGCCTAGAGATTACCAAATAGAGACCGCATGGAAGATATTGAGGTATAGGTATTCAGTTTCTGAGGTTGCAACCTCATCAGGTAAGACACTTATATCGTTTATGATATTTGCATATCTAAAATCAAAAGGAATGGTAAGAAAGATCCTTATGATCGTACCCAATTCCAATCTTGTATTCCAGGGTAATGATGATTTTGAGGAATATGGACTTGATAAATTAGACGGTGTGAAGATTCAGCAGATAGGTGGTGGAAGTAAGATCAAGGATGGCTGCGATATAATAATAGGTACATACCAATCCCTGGTTAAAAGAGAATCTGATTTTTTTGACGAGGTTGATTGCGTATTTATAGATGAGTGTTTATCTCCGGATTCATTGGTAAGTATGGCTGATGGCGGTTATAAAAAAATATCTGATGTTAATATTGGAGATTCCGTATTAACTATTAACGATATTACTAATGGGCAGGAGAAAAGAACCGTGGAATTTGTATATAAAAATCTAAATAAAGATAAACAAATGTACAAGATAGAGACAGAATGTGGAAAGATTCTTAAGGTAACCGGAAATCATAAGGTTAAATTAAAAAATGGTGAATGGAAAAGAGTCGATGCTCTTAATTATTACGATGAGCTTTTTGATATATAAAACAAACCTCATCATACAAACATATGAATCCACTTTATCTGTATCTTTATGAAAATTCAAGAAGACTCTCCATATTAAAAGTTAGGGAAATCCCTGATTTTAATACTAGGATTGTTACTAATGTCAAAAATACAAATCTATTTGACATTCCCTATTACATCGAAACATTATATGATCTATTAATCTATTGTGATCCTGATAATGGTATATGCAAATTTAATGGATGTAAAAATAAAAAAAAAATAAAATCAGGAAGAAAGTGGATTCTTAATGATTTCTGTTGCAGAAATTGTGCGGATGCGGATTTTTCTGAAAAACAGAAATTAAATAACACGTCGCATAGAATGACGGATGAGAGTAAAAATTCAATGAAAATTAAATTATCCTCAATTGTTAGAAAGAAAATAAAATGTGGGATCTTTACGCCTGGTGTAAATAATTCTCTCTATGGTGGAAAAATAGAAGTACTAATAAAAAATAAAATAGTTAAAGTTAGATCCTCATGGGAAGCTTTATTTTATATTATAAATCCCGATTTTCTATATGAGAACATAAGAATAGAGTACCTTGATTCAAAAAAGAATAAATTACGCAATTATATAGTAGATTTTTGTGATATGGATAAAAAAATAATATATGAGATTAAGCCACGTAATAAGAAGGAGGATTGTTTAGATAAGATGTATGCAGCAGACGAATGGTGTAAAATAAACGGGTATAAATTCAACTATATAGACGAGAATTGGATTTCCGCTAATTATAGAAGGGATTTATTGAATGGACAACCAGAATCTGATAAAATAGCTAACAGAATTGAAAAAGCTATAAAAATAAAAAATTATGAAGATAAAAAAAATTAGCAAAATAGAAACATCGGATAATGTATACAATCTCAGGATATTATCGGATGATGGATTAAATCACAATTATATAGCTAATGGAATTCTTGTTAGTAATTGTCATCATACAAATAGTACCTCGATAAAGAAGATAGTTTCCCAATGTATGCATTCCAAATGGAGATTTGGATTAACAGGAACTCTGACCAAAAAGGGAACTGCTGACTATTTGACTATACAACAATTTCTTGGACCCCTTGTGATGGAGATCCCACCCAGTTTTCTTTTTGATAATGGGTATGCAACTCCTGTTTCCATAAAGGTAGTTACTATGGATTGGTTAGACCCTGTCTATAAAGAAAAATTAGCCGACCTTAAACTTAGTGATAATAACGTTGAAGGTAACGAGATTTATAATCTTGAAAGAAAGTTAGTTATTGAAAGTAGAAAACGTCTGAATTATGTTACTGAATTCATAAATAAGACATCTAAAAACTCCCTGGTTTTATTCCAATCTGTTAAGGAGGAGTACGGTAAGCAGATATGGAATCTTCTCAGAGAATTAAATGGCGATAGAGAGGTGTTTTATGTTGATGGCGACACTAGTGAGGCTTTGAGAGAGGAATATAAGAGAAGAATGTCAATCGGCTCTAATAAGGTCCTAATTGCGACGTACGGAACATTCTCCACTGGGATATCAATAAACAATCTGCATAATATATTTCTTGTCGAGTCATACAAGAGCGAAATCCTTATAAAACAAAGTTTGGGTAGGGGAATGAGAAAGATGGAGGGTAAGGAAAAGGTTAATGTCATAGATTTTGTTGATGATTTTAGTACAAGAAAATATAAGAGCTATCTTGCTAAACATAGCATCGAAAGAATAGAGATTTATAAGAAGGAAGGTTTTGAATATAAGATATACAACGTTAAACTTTAATTTATATTAAGGATATATAGAAAAACATTTTTTACTAATGACTATAAAATCTTTTGATGAATTCAATAAATCTAATATCCAAGAATCATATGGAAATTCTGAATATTATGATGCTCACGGAAAAACATCTTTCACAAGATGGCTTAGAAAAATTGGAAATCAGATAGGTATTGGTGATAGCGGATATAGCAGCTATTATAGCGATTCTGATCCTAACCTTTCCAGTATGAAAAGTGCTTCCCGCGCAATTGCTGTTGTTACAGGAGCTGTTGCAAAAGGAACTGCTTCCTTTATAGATTTTCTTTCCCCTGGTGAAGATACTAAATCTTGGAAGGATCTTGACAAGGACGAAATAAGAAGAAGAAAAGATGAGATTATTAAAAAATGGGAAGCTGAGCATATAGAGAATAAAAATGTGACTGAGCAGGATGCTGAGGAATTTTATAAGTCTGGTGTTCTGAGAGGTAAAAAATATTTTGGTGATGATTTTTCACCTCAAAATCCTAAATCCAAGGATGAGGAAATATACAGAGATTATCTAAAGGATGTAATGAATTCATATTATAAAAAAACTAGGAAAAAAAGATAATGAGTAATAGGATTATCGATTTTGCTAGATTTAGTTCAATATTCGAGGGAGGGGCAGCTATAAAAACTTCTAGAAGAATAAGGGAGGACGAATTTTCCGAAACGCTAAAAAGTATTCAGGAAAATCTTTTTCCTCTCATCGGTATAGACCCAAACAAAATAAATGATCAGTATGTTATCATTGGTAGCATAGGGAAGAAAGAAAATCCTGATGATACATCGGGAGATTTGGATATTGGTTATGATGCAACTTGGTACTCTCTGGATAATGGGATAGAAAGAAAGGAATGTTCTGGGTTTATTTACGATAAAATAAAAAATGGTATTGGCGATATTCTTGGATTTACTACTGAGATAAATTATCTGAAGGGTCTCAATATAGTTAGTCTGGGGTGGCCAATAAATGGTGACAAGAATAATGGATTAGTTCAACTTGATCTTATACCACTGTCAGACATGAAATGGGCAGATTTTATATATTATTCACCAAATTACAAAACGAGGGAAAGTAAATATAAATCGGCACATAGAAACTGGTTACTAGCCGCGATATTGTCGGCAAGGAAGGAGATTATGGAGAGAAATGAAATTGGTGAGGTCTTGGATTATAACACACCTGTTCTTATTTTAAGCGATGGTCTATATTGGCATACAAAATCTTACAGAGGGAAGATAAAAGACAGATTAAAGAATCCTAAGAAAATAGAAGGAAGCGAAAGATTTGTTACTAATGATCCTCAGGAATTTATAGATTTTGCTTTAGGTAAAGGTTATACTACTGATGATGTTAAAACTTTTGAACAGTTATTTAAAATAATAACTTCTCCTGAGTTTGAACTTATAAACAAATTACCAGAAATAAAGGAAAGATTTGTGGAATTTTTACAGAGGGTTGGACTAGAAATACCTACAGAGATTAACAGAATACAATAATAAACATTAAAAAAGCTACTTATGGCAGGGATTAGTCATTTATATGATATTTATAACAAAAAGGGTAAGGATTTCATCGATAATCTCTTTAACTCCTATGTGACCATTAATGAAAAAATGGACGGTTCTGCTTTTGTTTTTGAAAGAAATTCAGAAACTGGTAGATTTAATTTTTATAAGAGAGATCAGAGATATCCAATAACTCTTGTTGATCGTACCCTTATGAAATATTACGAGAAGCCTATAAATTATATAGAATCACTTCCTCCGCATATACTTAATGAGATTCCTAGAGGATGGAGATTCGGTCTTGAGTATTTTTCAAATAATCAACCTGTGGAGATTGCTTATGATAGATTGCCTAAGAACAATCTGATACTTTCATATATACACACCAAAAACGAAAATGGTAAACCAGCTTCGACAATACAGGATCAGGAACAACTTGATAACTGGGCTGATATTCTTGGTGTTGAAAGACCTCCCATAATATTCCAGGGTATGCTAACCGAGGATCAGAAAAATCAGATCCTCGATTTTCTTCGAACTCCTTTTGATCAATTAGTTTCCGAATTTAAAACTAAAAGTTTTGTTAGGTACATAATTGGTGTTCTTAATCCAGAAGCTAAGACTAGTGCACTTAATAACGATCTTGATAAACCGATAGAGGGAATAGTTTTTAGATTCGGTGAGGAAGATAATGGGAAGGAACCAATATTATCCAAGATGGTGGATCCAGTATTCACGGAAATGGCAAAGGAAAAATATAGCAGAAGATCTGATGAAAAACCTAGCGATTTTCTTGGTCTTACTATAATGGATATTATGAATTTCATATTGGAGGAAGGTGTTGAGTCGTTTAACGTTTCGGGTAATACTGACGACGAGAGATACATTTCTTTTATGTCTGACGTTTTCGTTAAATTTCTAGGTGAATATGCCTATAAATACAGGGGAGCTGATTTTCAAGAGCCTGATTACTTGAAGAAAGATGAATTTAGGTTGAATCTTGATATGATAAAGGATAAAAGAGTTCTTAAATATCTTGATACCGACGATTCCTACGAGTCCCTATTTAAACTTATGCTTAACTCATTTAGAAAGATAAGAAAAAGAGCCAGTGGAATAATAACTTCTGGTATAATAGATCAATTTAATATAGTTGTTAGCGATATAGAAAGAGTTGTTGCTAAGGAAACCAAACCCGCTATACAGGAATCTGAAGCTATACCATCATTTATGGATTTCAAGAAAAATAATCTATCTTCCAAGAAAATAGATTATGTTACTAGCGAATCTGATAATTCTGAGGAATCTGATACTGACGATCCTTTTTATTCTTACAACGAATTTATTTCAGCTTTAGAAACGATAGACACTAGCAAGAAAGATAAATCAAAAGAAATCAACGAGGACAGCGACAAGGAAGAAAAAAAGCTCCAACCTGTTAATCTACTTGTTGGTAGATTTCAACCTTTTCATAATGGACATTTAAAAATGGTTGATCAGTTATACAAGGAGAATGACCTGCCTAGTATTATTGCTGTAGTTCATCCGGGACATAATAAATCTGGTAAATCCCCATACGATGAGAAATTAATATCCCGCTATATGGAGGGAATAGTTAAAGATAATCCTGGAAAGATTTCTGGTTATTTTGTTGTCAATAGGGGTCTTCTTGGACCTATATACGGAAAGGCTAAGGAACATGGATTTATTCCTAAAACCATAGGGGCTGGTGACGATAGGATAGAGGACTACAATAAACAAGCTGACTACCTCAAAAAGGCAGGTGGTGATTTCCCTGAAGATATAAAGATAATACAAACTAAAAGATCGTCGAGTGGTAGTGACGTTAGAAAGAAAATAGAATCCGAAGATTATGTTGGGTTCAAAAAGCTTGTACCTCAGGCTGTTGCCAATGTTTATAATTCATTAATAGATGCACAGAAAGGTACTGGAATTAAGGAGGAAGACGAGGGTGAATTTGAAAATTCGGAACTTATAACGGAATCTGAAATTCATGAAGAAATGGAAAAAAATAACCAAGAATAAAAATGAAAAAGTTTATTGCATCATTTGATCAATTTACAAGTCCGGTTAATGAGAATGACGGATTTGGTACATCACCATTCCTGATGAAGAAAGTAAGTGATGTATATCATTATTTCTTCAGTCTTGATAGCGAAGACGAGGAACATGAAATGGGATACCATCTTATAATAGGTAAATATTCTGAGAATGAGCCTATAGAGGGTGCTAAAAATTCTTATTGTGTGCTTAACATAAACCAAATAGGCCATGAACTTATAGAGGATATAGCAGTTGATAAGGAGGATATACCTTCGGTTAGTAGTTCTGAATTTCTTGTTGATGGAAATGAGCTATCTAGACTCATGGAGCAGATATTCAAATGTGTTCTGGATTACCTTTCTTTCAATCCTAAGGTTGTAAGGATGTATGATAATTTGCAAGACAATTTGGAATATAAAGGTAAGGGTGAATACATAGAGTATATGAAGTCGATATGTGTGTCTCAACTCGGCAAAAATTGGTCGGTTCAAACTGGCTCAAGTGAAAAATCATTAATTATAAGTAGATAAGGGAACTTTTTGTGAAATCATTGATATAATAATAAATTAAAATTAAATTTAAAATGGAAAAATTCGAACAAATCAAGGCTCTATTAGAGCAAACACAAGGTGATGCTGAAAAATTCTTCAGTAAAGGTAACAGTGCAGCTGGTACTAGAGTTAGAAAAGCTATGCAAGAATTAAAAGCACTTGCACAAGAAGTAAGAACCGAAGTACAGGATTCTAAAAACAAAGCGGCATAATTACTAACTTTTAAAAAAACATAACATGAGCTACTACTTAGCAAAAGTAAGATTTGAGTCAGGAGAGGTTAAAAAGAACGGTGATCCGGTTTACACTATATCACAATTTCTAGTTTCAGCGGAATCTGTATTAGATGTGGAAACGAAAGTTGCATCTTATATGGAGGGAACTCTGGGAGACTTTGAGACGATACAAGTCACAAAAACAAAAATAGAAACTGTCATCTATGACAAAGAAAGATATGAAGACTCCATCTAAATCCTCAAACACTGATTCCTATGTTCCACCCCAATCACCAATAGCTATACAACCAGGAGACACTGGATTTGCTACTGTAGGTAAGGGATATAATAGATTTATATGGACATTTGGAGATTGGTACAAGAGTAAGAAGAAGATAATCAATCCTGATAAAAATTGGGATCTTAATAAGAAACCAATGTCAGACTCTGAATGGCAGAAGAAAAAAAAGGACTTATATTTATAAGTCCTTTTTTTTGTTGGATATATATAGAAATTAAATTATTGATATGCCAGCGGTTAGTAAATCCCAACAATCTCTTTTTGGACAAGCATATGCAGTTAGGATCGGTGAATTGTCACCATCCAAACTTAATCCCAAATATAGAGACGAAATAGTTAAGTTATCCAAGAGTATGACTGAGAAGGAACTTAAAGCTTATGCTTCGACTAAACATAAGAAACTTCCGGATCATGTTGATGAGGCAGATCTTCCGATTAGTCTTGAACCTATTGGATCTTCGGCAATGCCAAAATTTCAACCTAAAGGACCGGGTAAGATAGTTCCATTTTTGAACCCAGATTCAAAACAAACAAAGAAAGGAAAAAAGAATCTATCGAATCTTAAAGATTATAGAGACTGGCTTTCCGATAAATAGTATGAAGAAGCAGATGAAACATCTTCTTGACTTTAAATCATATTCTCCTGAATATGAATATAAAACCGAGTATAGAAGAGAAATTGAATTGGATAGGGTAAGAAAATCTAGGGAGTATAGAAGACTATTGGCTCTTGGTTTTGATGAGGACACTTCACATCAGCAAGAGCTAAATAACACAATGAAGTTTGTGAGAAGTGTTAAGAAACAAAAAGAACTTGGGCATGGTGATGTTTTCTATACCATACATCCCTCAGGTACAGTGAGGAGATATAATCCAATAAAGTCCAAGGAAGTAAAAGAAGGAAACGGTAACGATATAAAAAAATTCTCGGACCCTTTTAAATCTGCTAAGGATTACGCTAAAGGATTAAACTTTCTTTGGCAATATCTAAAGAGGAAAGAGGCTAGAGGAGACTATAGATAATTATGTGTGGATGTGGATCACCAAATGCTACAGAGATCAGAAACATGACTCATAGCAAGGAAGTTAGTAAAATATTAAATTCTTGGATTGTTGATAATATGGGAAGAAAATTACTTATTGATAGCCCAATATATGATACTTATAATGATATAATAGGTTACGTAACAAAGAATGAATCTGGCAATATAGTTAGAATATTTGCCAAGAATATAAAAGAAATATTAGAATAATATGTTTTATCCGACAGGTAATAGTACAAATGGTAGAAATCTAGTTTGTATTGAAGATGAAAGAAAAAATATTGACTCCTGCGTTAATGGTTGTAATTGTAATGAATCGTGTAATTGTGTAGAAAATTGGTTGGACCAAAATGATTACTGTGTTGAGAAATGGCAACTAAAGGATTATCTTAAAGGCAAGGGGTTTACCTTACAGAAACTAGATGAGGATATGGATGGTGGATCGGCTCCTCCTGCCGCTGGACTTGCAACACTAGATAATGTTGGTGGCATGGGAAATCCAATATCCCCTACTAATGGTGGTACAAATTCCGGTTTCTATGATAACTCAAAGAACGGAAGTGGTGACAAATTTAGCACGTTGACTGTTGGAACGGGAGCAGCTAATAAAAAAGGAAAGGGCAAAAAGAAGATGATTTCATATAAGGAATTCGTTGATAGAAATAGAAAGAAAAAGAAAAAATAAAAATCTCCCAATCTGGAGATTTTTTTTATCCGGAAATATTTTTTAAATTGCGATAAAATTTTAAAAAGATGACCAGAGAAATACTAATACAAGAGAATTATCCTAATGATCCATGGAAGATGCTAGTTTGTTGTATACTTCTAAACCAGACCCATAATAAATCTGTACGACCGATTTTAGACGCCGTATTTGATCTTATTCCTGATTACCATTCTGCAATCAATTGCGACGTTGAACGTCTAGCAGCGATCATAAAAACAACAGGCTTGTATAACATGAAGGCTAGAAGGATAGTAGATATGAGCAAGGGATACAAAGAAGGCTTTACCCGAGTTACCGAACTACCAGGAATAGGAATATATGGTAATGAATCCTGGGAGATATTTGTTAATGGTAATCTCGATATAAAGCCAACTGATAGCAAACTTAGAGCTTACTTAGATGCTGTCCTGTTTTGATATTTTTACCCTTAGATTTATTGGTTCTTTAAGTACTGGGTTTGCAACATAGAAAGGTTTTGCAACCTCGCATCTTATAAATTTCTTATTTTCACCAAGAGGTAAATAAATTATGTCGCCCGGTTTAAAAGTTTTATGAACCTTTAGGTTTTTTCCGTCCCTCTCGAATTCAAGATCCATCTCTATGTGGTCGTCAAAGATGGCCCAATTATCACTTCTACCGAACTTTTTAAATTTTTTGTTTATAATTCTAAAAACTTTACCTGTAATAAACCCATCTTCACCTAATTTTGAAGCGAATTTTATAGGTTTACCCTGTTTAAGGTTGTATGTTTTTATTTTGGAGTTATCCATACCTATATTTTCTTTTGGTACTTTTTTCGATTCCTCCTCTGTAAGAACACTACCGTCCGTTTGAATAACTATTTTATAATCGTAGTTGTCCTTAGGCTTTGTTATGATATATTTAAGCTTCTCCTCGTCATATTTTACCTTACTTAATCCTGCATGAAATTCTATTGATTTGTTAATATCCTCATGTGATTCATCGTCTTTGAAAATTCTTATACTTCTTGCGATGTTTTCTATTATTGGTATATAAATCTGATTTCCTTCTTTTCCTTTCTGTTCAGTTTTTAGATTTGCAGGAACATCGACGTTGAGGGGATAAAATTTACCCATAAATTTGAAATGTGCCTCCATTATGGGATAGCCAGTTGCTACTTTGTCTGGAAATTTTAACCATTTAAGTTCCTCGTTAAGTCTATTATCATATTCTTTTGCGAGAAGATCCGCACAATTTTTTTTGATCTCTTCTATTTTTACATTGTCGAAATATTTTAATAATAAACTAGGAAAAACTATATTTTCTGGTTTGTATATTTTCTCAATTTCTTCGACGTCAACATTTATGGTTAATCTTGCTTCGTTTACCCAACCATTGAATTTTTGTACGTTCCTCATTATGATTCCTTTTTTGAATTTTTTTTCTGAAATGCGGTTTTTAGATATTCTGTTATATCAGAACCTGTCTTTTTTTCTCCGTCTAGAAATTTATTAAATTCTTCAGATTTTCCACTTTCGTCAAGAAAATCATGGAAGTAAGCTGCTTCATACATTGCATCTATTGTTTCGGGCATTGTTGGATCTGCAGTTTGATAATTTCTTCTGTTTACTCGGGTCTCGTAAGATTGGCCTGGAACATCGATACTTCCTGGTGAATCCAACCACTCATTAATAAAACCCTCAAATTTTTTTAAATTTTTCATATTATTTATATATCTGACCGGAACATAAGTTTATTATGGTGTAAAACATATACATTAAAATATTTCTGGATGATTATTGATATAGAGAATAAAGGAAGCTACTTAAATGTATCTCACTTTGGTCCCGAAGGGGAACTTGCATTCCTTCGTGTTCCGATACCCGAGGAAGAAAGATTTAATTGGGAAAGATGCAATCCAGGGGATCCCAAAAGAGATAAGGAATGGGCAAACTGGAAGGGCGAACCAATAAAAAAGGTGAAGACCGAGAGATATGACAAATATAGGATGGCACAGATCCTAATAGAAGCACCTGAAGAATTAACTAAACCATTATGGGAATATCAAGAACCTAAGAAATACTTTGTCGATATAGAGGTTGAGATAACGGAAGACAAGGCAGCATCACTTGATACGGAAAATGCTAAAAATAGGGTACTCTCCATAGGTATAGGAACAGATAAAAGAAAGATATTAATTCTTGGTCTTGATCCACTAACCCCTGAACAGCAGGGAAGTATCTATGATAAAATAAACAAATACTTCGAAAAAACCGGTGACGAATGGAGTTTCAAATATAAACAATTTGAAACCGAGTACGATATGATGTACACATTCTTTAGAGAACTTGGTCCCAAGATGGCAACAATGACCGGATGGAACTGGCTTGGGTATGACTGGCCCTATCTATTGAATAGAGCTAAAAGACTCGGTATAGATCCTAAGATTATCTCTCCGGGAAAAACACTTATAGGAAAGGGACAATTACCACAGCATCTTCTGATGTTTGACTATTTGGAAATCTATAAAAAATGGGATAGAGTTATTAAGATTAAGGAAAGTAATAGACTTGATTATGTTGCAGAAAAAGCGGTTGGTTTTAAAAAAATAGCTTATGATGGAACACTTAGAGATTTATACCAATCTAATTTCGAGGATTTTATCTACTATAATGCTGTCGATTGTGCTCTTGTACATTACATAGACCAGAAACTTAAGACCATGCAAACTTTCTTTAAGATTGCCATGATATCGGGAGTTGAAATAAACAGATGTCTTTCTCCTGTCTGGTCAACTGAGGTTATGATGATGAAAAAGTTTCTTGAAAGAAAACAGGTTCTTACTGCTGAGAAAAAAGAGGAGGTACATGTTAAATTTGCTGGTGGTTATGTTAAGGACCCAATAAAGGGATTACATGGTTGGGTAGCATGTTATGACTTTGCTTCTCTGTATCCTAACGCCATGGTTCAGTGGGGAATTTCTCCAGAATCATATAAAGGAAAGAATCTATTGAATCCCAAGGATTCTTGGATAAAGTGCGCTTCTGGAGCTTACTTTGGTAATGATGACGAAAACCCAATACTTAAAATAATAATCAAGGATCTATATTCGAGGAGAAGAAAAACCAAGGATAAAATGCTTGAATTAGAGCTAGAAATTGATGTTTTAAAAAAACAATTAGAGAAAGCAAAAAATTAACGTATTACTCTCGATAGATCCGAATCCTGGTTGATATATAAAAACCCAGGGAGATCTAGAGTCTAGTAATGAGAATTAAAAATTAACAAAAACTAAATAAAAATGGCTAACATTGACAACAGTTGCTCTGAGTTAAATATAGAAGATCTCTATTCAAAAAGTAGTGACACTCTTGGGGACATACTGAATTTACAGGCTGACACGCAGAAAAATGTTTATGGTTATAACTTTGAAGAAATGACACTCCGGGATGTTATGGGATTTTGGCATATGAATACTCACGCAATGGTAGATGAGATTCATGAAGCAACCGATGCACTGGGTGGAATCAAGGATGGTAACGGTAATGCGATCTGGAAAAAATGGAAATCCGCTTATGATACTTATGGAGCGAAAAAATTCTCGGATCTTTCACAAAACGATCAACTTGAATGTAAATTTGAAGTAATAGATATGCTTCATTTCTTTATGAATTATGCAATATCTATAGGCATGACGCCATCTGAAATGTACAATATGTACATGAGCAAAAACCTGGAAAACAGGAGAAGACAACAAAACAATTATTAAAAAAAACTAAAACAATGGAAGGAAGATACTCTTTACCAGAACCAATTTTGGCGAATAACCCAGGCAGATTCGTCATTTTTCCGATAGAACACCATGATATATGGAACAGATATAAGGAACAAGAAGCCTGTATATGGACAGCGGAGGAGATAGATCTTTCTGCGGATCTTAATGACTGGAGAAACAAACTAAATGACGATGAAAGATACTTTATCAAGAATGTGCTAGCTTTCTTTGCTGCATCAGATGGTATCGTTAATGAGAATCTTGCTGAAAACTTTGTTGGAGAGGTTCAATATGCTGAAGCTAAATTTTTCTATGGGTTTCAGATAATGATGGAGAATATCCATTCTGAAACTTATTCTTTGCTTATTGATACCTATATCCAGGATCCAGCTGAGAAGGATAGATTGTTTAATGCGATTGACACGATCCCTGCAGTTAAGAAGAAAGCCGAATGGGCTCTAAATTGGATATCTAATGCAAGCTTCCAGGAGAGACTTATTGCATTTGCTGCTGTAGAGGGTATATTCTTTAGTGGTTCTTTCTGCTCCATATTTTGGATGAAGAAGAGAGGTTTATTACCTGGTCTATGTTTCTCCAATGAGTTGATCTCTAGAGATGAAGGTATGCATTGTGATTTTGCGGTATTACTGCACAATGAACACCTAGCTAATAAAGTTTCGGAGGAAAGAATAAAGGAGATAATAACTAGTGCATTAGAAATAGAGAAAGAATTTATAACAGAATCTCTTCCTGTTAGATTGATTGGTATGAACCAAGATCTTATGAAACAATATCTCGAGTTCGTTGCAGATAGACTATTGGTTGATCTAGGTTGTTCAAAAGTTTATAATTCCACATGTCCTTTTGACTTCATGGAGAATATTGCTTTACAAGGAAAAACTAATTTCTTCGAAAAAAGAACTGGTGAATATCAGAAATCTGGTATAATGAATAAGAATTCAGATACGTTCGAAATGAATGATGACTTTTAAAAATTAAAAAAAAATTAACCTAAAATATGTTTGTAACTAAAAGAGATGGCTCGAGAGAGGCTGTTAGATTTGAAAAGATATCGAATAGAATAAGAAAGATGACCTATGGTTTAAATACCGATTACGTGGACGCTATGGAAGTAGCTCAGAAAGTTATTGCAGGTATTTATGATGGTATAACAACTCAAGAGCTTGATAACCTTACAGCGGAAACCGCAGCTTCCCTTATTCCTAGACATCCTGATTATTCTATATTGGCATCAAGAATAGCAGTTTCAAGATTGCATAAAACAACAAAGAAGAAATTCTCCGAAACTATACAGGACCTTTATGACTATATAAATCCCGAAACTAATGAACCTGCTGGTCTTATTAATGATCTTACTTATGAGGTTGTTATGAAAAATAAGCAAAAACTCGATGGCGCTATTATACACGAGAGGGATTTTGATTTTGAATATTTCGGATTTAGAACACTTGAAAAAAGCTATTTACTTAAAACCAATGGTCAAGTTTGCGAATCACCACAGCATATGTACATGCGTGTAGCCGCGGGAATATGGGGTGAGGATATAAAGAGTGTTATTAAAACATATGAGCTCTTATCGAATCACATGATGACTCACGCTACACCAACATTATTTAATGCAGGTACAAAGAAACCTCAACTATCTTCATGCTTCCTATTGATGATGTCGGATGATTCAATTCCTGGTATTTATAAAACCCTTTCTGATGTTGCTGCTATATCTCAGAATGCAGGAGGTATTGGTCTTGCAGTACATAACGTGAGAGGTACTGGTTCTTATATTAGAGGTACAAATGGTACTTCCAATGGAATAATTCCTATGCTTAAAGTTTTTAACGAAACAGCTAGATACGTTGATCAGGGTGGGGGTAAAAGAAAGGGATCTTTTGCTATCTATATTGAACCTTGGCATTCTGATATCGAGGATTTTATAGAGCTTAGAAAAAATCACGGTAAGGAGGAATTTAGAGCTAGAGATCTTTTCTTAGCATTATGGACTCCTGATTTATTCATGAAAAGGGTGGAGGAAGACAAGCATTGGAGCTTATTCTCGCCTTCTGATGTTCCTGGACTTTGGGAATTATACGGAGACGAATTTGAAGCTGCATACGAAGCTGCTGAAGCATCGGGTAAAGCTAGGAAGACAATGAAAGCTAGAGATCTTTGGACTAGAATACTCGACGCACAAATTGAGAATGGTACACCCTACATTTTATACAAGGATGCTGCTAATAAAAAATCAAACCAGAAAAATTTAGGTACCATTAAAAGTTCCAATCTATGTACGGAGATTATGGAATATACTGATAAGGACGAGCAAGCTGTTTGTAACCTTGCTTCTATACCTGTCAATAAATTTCTTAAATCCACAGATAATAGAACTTCTAAGATATCTAAGGGAAGATGTGAGGTGGATCACCAGGCTCTTTATGATGTTGCATATCAGACAACACTTAACCTTAATAAGGTTATAGATGTTAATTATTACCCAACTCCGGAGACTAAAAAATCCAATATGAGACATAGACCAATAGGTATAGGTATTCAGGGTCTTGCTGATTTATTTGCGATACTCGGTATTCCTTTTGCTTCTCCCGAAGCTAAAAGAATTAACGAGGAAGTATTTGAAACAATATATTTTGCTTCAATGTCCGCTTCGATGTCACTTGCTAAGAAAGAAGGTGCATATGAGACATTTCAGGGTTCACCTCTATCTAAGGGTGAATTCCAATTCAATATGTGGGGATTTAATGATGAACAATTATCTGGAAGATGGGATTGGGCTAAACTTAGAAAGGATGTTATAAAAAATGGAGCAAGAAATTCTTTATTGTTAGCTCCGATGCCAACTGCATCAACAGCACAGATTATGGGTAACAATGAAGCATTTGAACCATTCACTTCGAATATATACACAAGAAGAACTCTAAGTGGTGAGTTTATAATAATAAACAAGCATCTAGTAAAAGATCTTATTTCATTAGGATTATGGAGCGAGGATATGAAGAATTTAATCGTTCTGAATAAAGGATCAGTTCAAGCTATAGAACAAATACCTGAGAATATTCGTGAAGTTTATAAGACTGTTTGGGAGATAAAACAAAAAGATCTTATAGATATGTCGGCAGGAAGAGGTAAATTTATATGTCAATCCCAATCTTTAAATTTATTTATAGAGAATGTGAATTCAGCAAAACTAACATCTGCCCACTTTTACTCCTGGAAAGCTGGACTTAAAACTGGAATGTACTATCTAAGAACTAAATCAGCAGTTGATGCTCTCGTAGGACTTGGTATAGATATGGAGAAAGTTAAAAATTCAATGAAAGAATCTGAATCAAAGATAGTTCCTACTGAAACAACCAGACCAGCTAATGTAACAATTAATGGTATGACTAGTGAGGAATTAAGCAAAGCTGCTGAGGATGTACTTTCTGGAGTTACTTGTAGCCTTGACAATCCCGAAGATTGTGAAATGTGCGGTTCTTAAAAAAATAAATTATAATGGAGAACAAAAAATGGTTTAGTGATGAAGTTGTAAAAAAATTCGACGAATTCTTAAATGAAAGAGAGCTTCCCGATTCTCAAGGCGATGTACTAGTTATGCTAGGAGCTCCTGGATCGGGTAAAGGAACTTTATCGAAGCAATTAAATGAGAAATTTGGTATTAATCATATTTCTACTGGCGATTTGATAAGAAAGTCTGATGATCCGGAATTAAAAAAAATAGTTGAAGGTGGAAAGTTCATTTCTGATGAGATGATGCTTAAAATGCTTAGAAAAGAGCTTAAAAAACTTGATCTGAATAAGGGTATAATTTTTGACGGTTATCCTAGAACTATAAAGCAAGCAAGAAAACTTGATTCTTTACTTGGTAAGTTGGGTCTTGGTTTAAATCATGCAATTTTTATGGATCTTCCCGAGGATAAGGCTAAGGAAAGAATAAGAAATAGAGCTAAAAAGGAGAATAGAAAAGATGATGCTAGTGATGAAGTTATAGATAAAAGATTTGCCGAATACAACGAGAAGACATTTCCACTTATCGATTTTTACAAGAAGAGTAGAAAATTAATAAAAATCGATGCTGATCTTGGTATGGAAGGCGTACTTAAATCTATAGTAAAAAAATTAGGACTTAAGGTGATTAAAAAGAAAAAGGATGAAAAAATCTAGCGAGGATTTTGTAAAATCGGTAAAAGAAAAAGTAAATCAGCAGAAGAATATAGAAATAATCCAGAGAAATCTATTACATGATTCTCTGGATTATTTTTCTTCATTGGTAAGGGAGGATGACGAGGTAGAAATCAAAAGTCAGAAAAAATTTGAATCCGGCGAGCTTAGTTGCTTTCTGAATCTATATAGCGAAGCTGATGATATACCAGAGCTGATAAAATCTATATTTGATTTGGCTGGATTGGAGTATAAGATTTTGGATCTTGATAGTAAAAAAATAATATATTGCGTTAATTTCGGACAGAATATATTATCTTCGCCACACGATAATAATTGGATATTTATTGAATTGTATCTTAGAGGTAAACATATATTCGAATGTAGATTTTTTTTGAAGATTGGCTCAGTAGATTACGGTTTATATGAGAATAAATATTTTAATATTAAGGTTTGGGTTTTTGATGGCGTATTCTTTAGTAAATATGAGATCCCTTTAATAAACGTAAGTAGAAATAGAAGAGGTATAAAAAGAGAACTGGATGAAAAATATACATCATATATAAAATTTGATCCGGTCGGTGAAGTTGAATCGATAAAAATATCGAAAAAAAAGGGAGCAAAATAGGATAACTAAACTATAATAACTAAAAAGTTTTAAATGGCTGTTAAGAATAAAAAGAAACAAAAAAAGGTAGCTGCTCCGATTAATGTAGCTAGACCCGTACATAATAACATTCAGGTAATAGACCTTTGTCTGGTTATGATTGTAAAAGACGAGGAAGACACTATGGAAAGATGTCTTAGAGCGGTTGCTCCGTATATTAAATATTGGGTCATCGTAGACACAGGATCAAGTGATAATACCTTGGAGGTTATCAATAAAACTATGGAATCCTTGGGAATTCCTGGAGAATTACACCAGAGACCTTGGGTAAACTTTGAAGTCAATAGAACTGAAAGTTTAAATTTAGCAAAGGGTAAATGCGACTATAGATGGATTATAGATGCGGATGATACATTCATACAGGAAAATCCAAATGTTAATCCTTTTGCTGGGCTTGACAAATTTCCCGATTGCTATCAGATCTTATATAAGCTGAATAATCTTCAATACCATAGAGCACAGATTGTTAAATCTGATCAGAACTGGGTATATAAGGGGGTTCTGCATGAGTACCTGCACCTGGATGAAAAAAAAGAGCAGATATACCAAGCTCCCGTTCCAAATGCCTTTGTTATGGCTGATATCTCACCTCTTAAGAGAGCCGCTTCATTGGAAGAAAAATACTCAAAGGATGCAGTAATATTAGAGGAAGCTCTTGTAAAGGAACCTGATAATGACAGATATATGTTTTATCTTGCTCAGAGTTACAGAGATTCTGATCAGTTGGAAAAATCTATAGAAGCATACAATAAGAGAATTGCCATGGGTGGCTGGGAAGAGGAAGTTTACTACTCCATGTATATGATTGCTAAGATGAAGGAAAGAATGGGTGCTCCTATAGAGGAAGTTACTAATCTTTATTCGAGAGCTTGGGAATATAGACCATCTAGATTGGAGGCTCTTTTCCACACCATGAGGAAATATAGAGAGCAAAAAAGATTTCTTATTGCCTTTGCGTACGGAGACATTGGAATAAAAACTAGAGGGACTCAGGATATACTTTTCATAGAAGCAGAGATATGGCAATGGAGATTGCTTGACGAGTACTCGTTAGCAGCTCATTATATAGGAAATCCTGAAATAGCTATGGAAAAAACCAATGCCATCATAACTGCACCTTTCTTTAAAACTCTTCCGAGTGATGAACAAAACAGATTACTAAAAAATATGGAGTTCTATAAAAAGGGAGCACACGAGAAAGCCAAGCATGCGCAGATTACTAAAATGGAGGCTGATAAAGCTAACAATAAAAAAAAGTAATCAAATTCTAGATATATAGAATAAAAAGTTAAATGATGAAGCACCTACTAGAATTTGAATCCTATGAGGGATTGGATGAGGCCGGTATACCTGTTTATAACGCCGATGATTTTAGAAGAAGTCCTTCTAATGAT